TGAGTTCGTCGGCAACGACACTCACATTCAAGCGCGCATCGGCAACTCCGTCCCACCTCTGTTCATGAAAGCAATCGCGGAGACGATTAGGCAGGATGTGCTGAGTCATGGCAACCAAACCGACAGAGGCTCCACCCAAGCGCAAGCCCGGCCGACCGCCGCGCGCTGACCGCGCGGAGATCGAGTCGAAGGTCCTGGCCGCGATCCGGGTCGGGCTGACGTTCGACAAGGCATGCCTCGCATGTGGCGCGCCGGAGTCCACTGTCCGCACATGGCGCGACGATCCCGAGTTTTCGCGTCGAGTAAAAGCCGCCATCGCCGAACGCGAGATGCTCTGGCTAAACGAGGTGCGCCACCAGGAGCGCGGCTGGCAGCGCATCGCTTGGCTCCTAGAACGCACCTGCCCGCAGGACTATGGCCGGCGGGACTCGGTGCGAGCCGAGGTGACCGGGGCTGGTGGCGGCCCGATCGTTGTGCAGGTCGATGCTGACGCGACCCCTGATCAGGTCGCTCGCGCAGTGGCGGAGGCGCTAGCTCGTGCCAACAGCAGTGACAACGCCTAGAGTCGATCACATCAGCGTCAACGGCAGGCTGGTCGAGGTGCAGTATGGGCCCCCACCCTGCCCTGTGACGTTCGCGACTCAGACGCTCGGACTCTGGCTGTCACGCACGCAGCGCGAGGTGCTCGAAGCGGTCCGAGACCATCCGAAAGTCGTCGTACCGAGCTGCCACGCGGCCGGCAAGACGTTCCTCTCCGCCATCGTCGTCCTGTGGTGGATGTTCACGCGCAAGCCGGCCTACGTCATCACGACCGCTCCGACGTGGCGCCAGGTGCAGCGGCTACTGTGGAAGGAGATCCGCGCCCTGCACCGCCGCCTGCCAGAGTCCATGCGGGCGCGGTCCGAGTGCGACCTGACGCAGCTGAAGATCCTCTCGGCGGACGGCAACCCAGACCCGTACCACTACGCATACGGGTTCGCGTCGGACCGGGCGGGCGACATGCCGGGCGAGCATGCGGAGAACATGCTCGTGGTCTATGACGAGGCGCCAGGCATCGAGGATGAGCAGTTCGCGGTCATGGATACGTACCAGCCGGAGCGCGAGTTGATGATCGGCAACCCTGTCAACGCCACGGGACGGTTCCGACGCGCGGTCGAGAAGCCGGAGCTGGGCTGGCACACAGTCAAGATCAGCGCGTACGACACTCCGAACTTCACGGGCGAGGAGTGCCCCGAGGTGGTTGGGCGCCAGCTCCTGCGCCGCGAGCGAGTCGAGGCGTGGAAGATCGAGTGGGGTGAGGACTCGGCCTACTACCGCAGCCGCGTCCTCGCGGAGTTCCCGGATGAGTCCGAGGACGTCGTGATCGCCCCGTTGTCATGGGTCCAGGCCGCGCGCGACCGAGAGCCGCTGCAGCTGCCACATGCGACGGCGCAGGTGGGCGTAGACGTGGCGCGCTGGGGCAGTAACCGCACGTCGATCGTGTCGCGTCTCGGAGCGGAGATCGTGGCGATCCGCTCCTACGAGGGCACGACGTCACTCCAGGACGTGGCAGCGCGCGCAAAAGAGGCCGCGGCAGAGCTATGGCAGCGTGCGCGTGTGCCCGTGACGGTCCTCATCGACGAAACGGGCGTTGGGGCGGGCGTCGTCGACTGGCTGGTGCCGGAAAGCACGGACCGCATCCGGTTCGTTGGCGTGAACTTCGGATCGCGGGCCAGTGAGCCTGATCGGTTCGTCAACTGGCGGGCCGAGGCGTATTGGTGCATCCGCGAGAGTCTGAGGCCACTGAGCAACTGGCCGGAGCTCGCGATCACGGCTACGGGGGCTGAGGTGGAGCGGTTCGCGGCCCAGATCAGCACGATCCGGTATCACTACCGGCAGTTCCGAGTGCAGATCGAGAGCAAAGACGACATGGACAAACGCGGAATGCCGAGCCCGGACGAGGCCGACGCGGTCGCGCTCGCGGTGGGGCCTGTGCCGGTCGCAGAGGGGCCGCAGGAGATCGTGACCGAGGATGATGTCCTGCCGGGCTGGCAGGCTATCCAGGCTGGAGCGGCGAGGCTATGAGGGCTGATCGTGCCGAGGTCCGGTGCCCGAGCTGCGGGCGGATCGTCGCGATGCGCGAGCGAGGCGCGATCGCTGGCGTGTGCGTCACCTGCAGACGGTGTCGGCGCGTGGTTGTGGTGCGTGTGACGCCCACTGGGCAGATCACGGTCGAGACGGAGGCCGCGACTTGATGCGCGCGGAAACGTCGGGTGCTGAGGGGAGGAGGATCTACATGCTGTGCCGTACCTGCGGTTACATGCTCGAGCCACTCGACAAGCTCTGCCCTCGCTGTCACCAGAACCCGATGGACGCGCCGCCTCCGCCGCAACCGGCGCCCACGACACCTGCGCCCGAGCCCAGTGGGCTGCGACGCGCCCTCGATCCCTCGATAGGCGCACGGGAGCGACGGGACCGGATACAGGCGGCAGTGGCCGCAGAGACCGCTGCGGACGATGCTGGCCTGGGCCTCTGCCCGATGTGCGGTAGCCGTAGGCTTGTGGAGGCGTCGATGATCGAGAGCCGGGCGCGTTACCCGCTGTGGGCGATCATCCTCACGTGCGCCCTCGCACTGTTCACGATGGGTCTATCGTTGATCGCCCTGCCGTTCCTGCTGGCCAAAGACCACTTCCCGGTGCATCTGAGATCGTGTCAGGTGTGCGCCCATCGGTGGCGTGCGTAGCAGGTATTCGCTGAATATGCGTGTATAATAGCAATATGAGTGTCCCTCCGTAGTGGGCCATCGTGCCCCGCACAGGGTGCGCCCCATAGGGGCGTGTAGTGGACCAGACCGCGCGAGGTCGTGGCCCTGTGCGTATGCCCTGGAACCGAGCACCGCAGACTGCAGAGCGCGCTGAGCGCGCCTCGGCTGTCGACGTCTCGATCGCTCGCACTGAGGCGCATCTGGCGCGCGTCTCCGAGACCATCGCAGCGGAGATGCAGCGTGAGCTGACCGAGGAGTCTGGATGGCAGCTGCTATCGGACCTCGGTGGCGACTCGTACGACCTGAGCAACGCCGCCCGCGCGGCGATCGCGGCGAAGTGCATTCGGCTGTGGATGGTCGATGGCGCGATCGGGCAGGCGGAATCGCTCCTGGCGAGCGGCACGTTCGGTCAGGGGATCAGCGCACCCAGAGCAGCGGACCCGCGCGTGCAGCGGATTATCGATCGGTTCTGGGACGATGCGGACAACCAGCTCGCGCTGACGTCTATCGACGCCATGATTGGGATCAATCGCGCCCTCATGCTCGAGGGCGAGCGGTTCCTGACTGTCCACACCAGCGCGGCCGACAGTCTCGTGAAGCTCGCGGACATTCCCGCCTCGGAGATCACGGACGTCATCACACATCCGCAGAACCGCCGGAAGGCTTTGGTCTACAAGCGCAGCTGGCGTCCGGCTCGGTATGACTGGGGCCGCGGCACGTGGGTGACGGACACGCAGCCCATGGTGCGGTACTACCGAGACCTGGCGGCGCCGGATCCGCGCGCACCGCGTGACGATGATGACGACGAGGCGCTGGAGCTGCTGGCCTCGGTGCCTGACCTCGATGATGACACGGCTATTCTGCACGTGCGGGTCAACAACATCGGCCTGCGCGGGGTGCCCGAGGTGTATCGGGCGTATGACTGGGCGAGGACGCACGCGGGCACCGTATCCGACATGGCGACGATGACCAAAGCGCTCTCGATGTTCGCGTGGCGCAAGAAGATCCGTACGCGCAGCGAGGCAGCGGTGCGCAGTGGGGCGTCGCAGTTCCAGTCGCCTCCGCCTGGCCCCGGCGCCGTGCATGTGAGCAACGATAACGTCGAGCTCGATCCAGTGAACGTGGGTACTGGGGCGACGAGCAACCAGAGCGCCACGGGCCGCCAGACGTTCCTCGAGGCCATACGACCATTCGGGTTCGGCGAACACTGGTATGGCGACGCGTCGACGGGCAACCTCGCGACTGCGAGCTCGATGGAGCAGCCTGCGGTGTGGCGGATCCTCGCCAGGCAGACCCTGTTCGAGCGCGCGCTCCGGACTGTCATCGACTACGCCATCGAGCGGGCCATCGAGATGCAGGACTATCTGCCGATCCCGCGGTCGGTGCGGCGGTACTACGACCTAGACTTCCCGCCTCCGCAGCCGCGCCACGAGCAGACGGTGTCCATCATGCTGCCCGCTCTCGCAAACGCCGCGAGCACTGGGCTGATAGACAAGCGCGAGGCGAGCTACCAGGCATATGTGCTGCTGGGCTCAGACGACATCGACGAGATCATGGAGCGGCAGTATCCGCCGCAGGAGCAGTTGGAGGGCGAGCATCAGGAGGCACCCGAGCCGGAGGCGCCAGAGGAGCTGGCTACGGAGGCGGAGAGGCCGGACGATCCCGCGCGAGATCGGCTAGCTGGCTCGTTCGCGGCACGGTTTCAGACTGAGATCATCTCGCCCTGGCGCGAGTCTGTGCGTCGGTGGCTGAGGTCTGTCGAGTCCGTGCCGGGCCCTGCGGCCCTGCGCCGCGCGTTGGTTGCGAACGCGATGCCGGATCGCAAGCGGATCGAGACACTGCTTGTGGAGCTTGGCATCGAGGCTGGGAACCATGCGGGGCAGCAGACTGTGGACAGGATCCGGGAGCAGCTCCTGGCAGCGGCTGGGGTACGCGAGGCGGAGGGCGACGATGATGACGCGGCCGCGGCCGAGAAGCGGGCTGCCAGCCCGCGCCCAGCGCGCCGTCTGAGGGCCTACACGCCTCCAGAGACGCTGGCCGAGCAACTGCAGCGTGGCGAGGGCTGGGGCGCACCGTCGGGCGAGTTCGTGTTCAACCTACGGAACCAGACAGTTCTGAGCACGATCGCAGGCCGTGGTCAGAAGATCGCCGGCGAGATCGCCGGGACCATGCTCGATGACATGCACACGGTGCTGACTAACGAGGGTTACCGACAGGGGCTCTCTGGGGTGGGCGTGGCAGAGCAGCTCGACAGCATCTTCCCCGAGACATACGCGGCGCGGGCTATCACCATCGCCCGCACCGAGATCACGGCGAGCATGGGCGAGGTGGCGCTCCAGGCGCTCTCACGCAACGGTATCGACCGCCACCAGTGGCTTGCGATGATGCGCGACACGAGGCACTCGCACGCGGCCCTGAACGGGAAGATCGTGCGGGTCGGCGAGGACTTCAAGCCAGGCCTCAACAGGCCAGGCGACGACCGGGCAGGCGCATCGGAGGTCGTGAACTGCGAGTGCGACATCCTGCCTGTGCTGGATGAGGAGACGGCCCTCCGCGAGGTGCCGTGGCTCGGTGAGTAGTGGGAGGTGACGTGATGGGTGGACAGGCGCCGAGGGCGCTCGATGGTCGGGTCAACGAGGTGTTCCCCGCGTGCGTCCTCGATGCCCCTGCTGGGCTGGCAGATGGGGACTATCGGGTGCTCATCATCGGGCACGGCCCGACCAACGACGGGCGGCGCTACTACAGCCGCCAGGTGCTCGAGCGCGCCGTCAGCGACAGGGTGTTCGACGACAGCAAGATGTACTGGAACCACTCCGACCCACTGAACGACGGGCGGCGCGGCCATCGGGACGTGCGGGACTACTGCGCGACGATCCGGCCCGGAACAGCGTGCGTGACAGATCGAGGACTGGAGGCGGTGTGTCATGCACACTCGCCGGATCTCCGGGCGATGCTCGCGGATCCCGTAGCGCGGGAGCAGATCGGGATCTCGCACGACTCATTCATCCGATACAGGACGAGGCAGATCGATGGTCGCGAGATGCAGGCTGTCGAGACCATCACGAAGTGCAACAGCGTGGACTGGGTGCCTGCTGGGAACGCCCGCGGGCGTGTAGTCGAGTCGGATCAGGAGGATCTAGATATGGATGCGGATGCTGTTCGGGTGCTGGTACGAGAGGCGCTCGACGAGGCGTTGCCTGGTGTGGTCGGAGATGCCGTGGCACGAGCTGCGGACGAGCGCATCGCGGCGGCGATACCTGGTTTCGTCGAGCGGGTACGTGAGGTCCTGACTGCCCCGCAGGCTGAGGAGCCTGTGGCGGTTGACGGGATCGAGGAGCTGCGGACGCAGAACGTTGCCCTGCAGCGCAAGGTCGAGGCGCTTGAGACCGCAGGCCGGGTCGCCGAGTGCGAGCGCGAGGTGGAGCGGATCGTCGAGGCCGCTGAGGGTGTCACTGCCGCCGGGCGGGCGCGTGTTGTGCGCCAGTTCGCGGGCCAGGTCATCCCGCAGGCCGACATCGAGACGCGTGTCGCGGAGGCTCTGGACGAGGAGCGCGCGTACGAGCAGGAGATCCTGCGCGAGCGCGGGGTGCGGACCAGGGTATCCGGTGCTGGGGCTGGCGAGGGCGCCAAGCGCGCGCGCGAGTCGTATGAGGAGAGCCTGGAGGCGTTCTGGCACTCGCAGGGCTTCTCCGCTGAGGAAATCCAGCGCATGAAGGAGGTCAACTAGACATGGCTATCGTGCGCATCGCGAATGACGACGTCACGTTCGGCTACTCCCAGTCGCCGAGCGTGCTCATGCTTACGGGCGCCGGGCTATCGGCCGTCACCTCGGGCGACATCATCAGAGGCGACGACATCGCGTTCGGCGCTGACCTGGCGGGCGTCGCGCTCGCCGACTACCGGGACGCCACGACCCCGGTGCCGGTCCTGATCGACGGTGTGGTCAAGATCCCTGTGACCGCCGAGACCGCGGTCGGCGCGGCGACCGCGATCCTGCCCGGCGACTACGTCTACGTGGGCGCGACCCGCGTGGACTGCGGCCCCAACACGATCGCCCTCGGGCGCGCGCTGGAGGCTGTGGGCGCTGGGCTAGACGCCGACATCATGGTGCAGGTGCGTCCGCAGCTGCAGCTCGATGTGGGTGACGACACGACCTACATGACCCTGGCGATCCCGGTGGCGGACCTCTCGGCCATCACCGCCGACACGGTCTACGTGATGAACGGCTGGACGCCTGGGTTCGCGGGCTCGGTCCTGAGCCTCGCGTTCGTGACTGGCACCACGCCGGCGAGCACGGCTGGCAAGGACATCGACCTGCAGGTGCTCATCGACGCGACGCCGACTACCGGCGGGCTGCTGACGCTGCTCACTGCGGACATCAACGCCATCGGCAAGGTCAAGGATGCGACGGCGATCACCGCCGCCAACACGTTCGCCGCTGACGACACCCTGAGCATCAAGTGCCAGGAGGCCACCGCGGCGTTCAGCGAGGGCAACGGAACGCTGCTGCTGACGCTCGCGTGCAAGCATGACCACACCTAGAACGTGAGGAGGATCTGACATGGCTAATGCCATTGATATGGGGCGCGGCGGTCTCCAGCTAGCGCCCGAGGTGCATGACAGCGCCGATGATCGCATCGTGTCGCTGCGGCGCGTCGTCGAGGCGGCCAAGAGCGGGCGCGCTCGCGAGGCGTTCGGTCCGGACGACTGGACGCACATGGCCGACACGATCGACCGCTCGATGCGGGCGTCGTACCTCCAGACGAGTTTCCCACTGTCCTACCAGACCCTGGGGTATCGGGACGACTCGCGGTCGTTCGAGGCTGGCTCTAGCTACGACGTGTTCGGCGTGCAGCTCGCTCCTGAGGTGGCGCTGGGCGCCGACTACCCCGCGAACGCTGCGCACGATCGTGGGTTCACCAAGACGCTCAAGAAGTACGGCTGGACCTGGCGGCTCCCGTGGGAGAGCTGGGCCCGCGACACCGCCGACCTGGGGCTGCTCACGGCCTGGCCCAAGAGCTGGGGTCTCTCGGCGCGGTACACCATGGAGTTCCTGTTCACGTCGGCGTACGCGGCTAACGCCACGTACTTCACGGCGGGCAACGGGAACTACGTGGAGGGCGCTGGCACAGCGCTCAGCGAGACGTCGCTCAAGACCGGGCTCGCGACCATCACCGCTGGCATGACCGGTCCCGCGGGGGACGTTGTGCCGTACTACGGGCCCGTCTACCTCGTCGTTCCGCCTGCGCTGCGGTACACCGCGCAGGAGCTCGTCGAGTCGGACATCTGGATGGGCGGCAACACGAAGAGCGCGGCCAAGAACAGCCTCAAGGGCGCGGCCACGGTCGTCGTCAACCCGCTGCTCCCGGTCATCGATCGGGTGTCTGGCACCACGGCGTGGTACCTGTTCACCGATCCCAGCTGGGACCGTCCTGCGTTCCGCTACGGGCACCTGCGCGGCGCGGCCGAGCCGGAGATATTCGTGCGCGAGTCCGACGCTCGCCAGCTGTTCGGCGGCGGGTCCGATCCGTTCTCGGGCAGCCTCGCGAACGACTCCATCGTGTTCAAGCTGAGGTTCACGTTCGGCGTGAACGCGTGGGACACCAACGGGGCGTACATGAGCAAGGGCGCCGCGTAGCGGGAGGAGTGATGTAGATGCCTAGCGTGACGACCGTCACGTACGGCGCGACAGTCAGGGCCGGCGCGGGCGCTGGAGCTGCGAACCCGATGGCGATCTCTGCCGAGGGCAACCAGATCACGGTGGCGGCTACTGACCGCGTCACCATGCACTCGCTGGTGGTGCCTGACGCGACGACGGACCAGGCCATCGACCTGGGCGAGTGCGCGTCGGTCTCGTTCTGTTTCATCAAGTCGTCTGCGGAGATCACACTGCAGATCGACGATGGGAGCACGGGCGAGGTGCGGGGCGTCAACCCGGTCTACCTGGAGGCGTTCCCTGTGAACGCGACGGCGCTCTACCTGAGCAACGCCTCGGGCGGCGCCGCGAACGTGGACGTGCTGCTGGTTGGGCCCGTCGCGTAGGCGAGGTGCCTGATGATCGGGACGTATGACCCGACAACTGACGCAGGCATGGTGCGACTCCTGATCGCGGACACGGATGTGACCGATGTCCTGTTCGCTGATGAGGAGATCGCGGCCGCACTGGATATGGGCGGGAGCGCCAAACTGGCGGCGGCGACGCTGCTCGGCGCTCTCGCCTCGAACCATGCGCGGCTGGCGATGCGCATCCAGCGAGGCGGCGTCTCCGAGGACATGACCCAGGTCGCCAAGGAGCTTCGCGCGCAGGCCGCAGTGCTGCGCGAGGAGGGGCTTGCGGAGGACGCGGGCGCCGTCCTGGAGGCGACCATCTCGCCGTCGTACGAGCGATACAGCTACACACGGAACCTGCTGCTCGATCGTGAGGACGAGGTGCGCTGATGCGCCAGGCGTCCATCGCGAGTGTACTGGGTGAGGTGCTGGAATGGCAGGCATCGGTACGCGTGTCAGTCCAGCGCCTCGCCACAGGCGATGAGGACTCTCCTGGGTGGGAGGATACAGGGGCCGAGGTCGAGATCATGCTCGTTCCGATGTCGACGGAGGAGATAGAGACCCGAACCCTCCAGTACGAGCACCCGACGACCCACAAAGCGTTCACGCTCGCATCGTCTGGCATTGAGCTCGCATCGCAGCTCACCGTGGTCGCGAGGCGGGATGAACGAGGTCGGTGGACAGCACTGCCGGCAGACAGCGGCGAGCGGTACCTGGTGCGCGGACTCCTCGTGACTCCAGGGGTACCCGAGCCGTGGGATCAGACAGAGCTGCACCTATCGCAGCTGACACAGACGAGGGGGCGTGACTGGTGAGCACGTGCATGAGACCAGTTCGGGTCATCCTCGATGAGTACATCGCTAGCCTGCGGGCGTTCGGTGTGAAGCCGCTCTCCGGGGCTCACTTCCGCAAGGGCCCGCAGCATGGGTTCCGGCTACCCTCGGGCGTGACGGTGGCCGTGCTCGTTGGGCTGCGCGGCACGTCCGGCTCGGAGACTGGTGGCATTGGCCGTCGGTCCATGGTCACGTGGAACATCGACGGCGCTGGCCTCGTGCCGATCAGCGCATCGGGCGCCTACGAGACGCACCTGGATCTGGCGCAGTGTTTGTGGGACTGGCATCAGGCCGATCGCTCGGTCGGTGGGACGGTGCTCCGAGCGCAGCTCACGTCACTGCAGTGCCTCACGGACAGCTACCTGAGCGACACAGACCAGGAGTTCCACGTGGTCGAGTGGACCAGCGCGGTCCAGGTTCTGCGGACGGATGTGCCATGATGGCTACGGTCACCGTGGAGATCATCGACAAGCAGCTCCGGGCCAAGCTCGCCGAACTGGCGAGCGACCCGCAGAATCGCGAGGCCATCCACCGTGGGGTGACGCGCTCGGCGCAGGCCGTCAGCCGGCAGGCGAAGCTCCAGGCGCGCAGTCTGTTCGGACAGGGCCGGAGGAGCAAATCCAAAGCTCCGAGCGGCCGAGGCGGGGCGCAGCTCGTGAAGAGCATCGGCGTCATCGACGACATTACGCGCCTGCAGGCTGATGTTGGGCCCTCGGTGATCTATGGCCGGATCCATGAGCTCGGCGGGCGCATCCGGCCCGTGCATGCGAAGTATCTGAGCGTCCCGATCGGCACGGCGTGGGGATCGCCGCGGCGGTACAAGCTCCAGCTGGCGTTCCGCAAATCCGCAGGCAGAGGGCTGACGAAGTTCCTGGCAGACGAGTCCGGCAAGCTCCAGTACGTGCTCGTCGACCAGGTGGACATTCCAGCGCGCCCCTACATGGGGCCAGCGCTCAAGCAGGCCGCGCCCCAGATCAGGCGCGAGTTCGAACGAGTCGTCGAGAGATTGGCGGGGTGAGATAGATGCCGGTGACTACCGGACGATCGCAGTGGTTCGCATGGGACTATGAGCCCGCATCTGGGTGGAAGTGGGCCGGCGGCGTCAACTCTGGCGGCCCTAGCGATGGGTTCGCTCGGCGCAAGCGCACATGGATTGGCGGGCGGAAGAAGAGCGTTCCGGGCCGAACGACCCTTGGCGGTAGCGTCGAGCTCGACGTGACGGCAGACAGCGTGCCGCTCATGGAGATCGCGGTCCCGACAGCAGGGGTGCTCTCGACCTGCAAGATGTCTGGTTACACTGGCCACCGGATCTGGGTGCACGGCGGCTGCTACATCAGTGAGATGACGATGACGCTCGCCGTCGACGAGTGCCTCAAAGCCAATCTCACCTGGATGAGTCTGCCGCCGTACGACACGACGGCCGCGCCGATCACTGAGCCGAGCCCGGTGGATGACGCGACGTTCGAGGACTGGGCGGCGTACGTGACCATCGACGGCGTCGGCACCTACGAGGTGCAGAGCGCCGAGGTGAGTGTCAACAACCTCGCGGAGTACTGGAACTCGATCAAAGCGCGCAGTGTGGGCGAACTGCGGGGCACCGATGGGATCGTCTACGGCGCCCAGGAGTGCACGGCCGACCTCGAGGTGCTCATCCCTCCGGACATCGACATCGTGGAGGACTGCCCAGACTCGCCGGCCAGCCTCATCATCGAGTGCGGCAACCCCTGCAGCACGTCGCCTGGGACGCTGACCATCACGGTCCCGAACCTCGTGTGGGCGCCGCCCGCCGAGGAGGGGTACCAGAATAGCGAGACCGGCCTCGTCACGTGGAAGTGCTCTCTGGAGCAGTCGCCGTACGCCGCATGCACGATCGCGTATGTCTAGGAGGCAGAGCATGGCGCAGCAGGACACGCAGTATCTGGTTGAGATCGCCCGCGCTGAGCCAGTGCGGGTGCTCATCCATGGGCAGCCATACACGCTGACGCCGCCCACGCTGGGCGACGTGTTGGCGATGCCGACCGGCGGCCCACGCCGGAGCGAGGCTGAGACCGGGTATGAGATGGCGATCCGGATGGTGCATGCGGCCATGCGTCCGCACCATCCAGAGGTCACCGAGCAGTGGCTGCGTGGGGTGTTCACGACGGCCGACACCGAGGCGCTGAACACCATCGTGGAGGCGCTCACAGGGGGAAACGCGCCCGCGGCGAGCGCGGACTCGCCGCCATCCACCCAGGCTACCAGCTAGTGATCCTGTGTGAGCGGTTCGGCTGGTCTCTGGAGTACGCGCAGGGGCTGCCCTACCTGCAGGTGCGCGCGATCATGCGCGTGCTCGATGAGCTAGACCGAGCGAGGGGGCAACGTGATGGCTGAGCAGTCTGTCAGCGTACGCATCAAGGCAATCGACAACATCACCTCGCCCATGAGCCGGATCGCGACGACGATCAGCGGCGCGTTTCGGACGATGCGGAACGCGGCCGGGCTCGCGACGGCCGGCATCAACGCTGTAGGGGCCGCTCTCCGGCGCGCCCTGCCGATCGCGGCTGGCCTCACCCTCGGAGGCGGGCTGCTCGCCAAGTCGTTCCTCGGGGCCTCGATGGAGCTTGAGGGCTACCAGGCTAAACTTGAGGTAGCGACCCAGAGCACCGAGGCCGCTGCAGAGATGATGGTGTGGGCGAAACGGTTCGCTGAGACCACCCCATTCGAGATGTCGAGCGTCGTCGACGCGGCCACGCGTCTCGAGCTGTATGGCCTGAGCGCCAAGAAGTGGCTCCCTCTCGTTGGCGACATGGCTGGGGCCATGGGCAAGGACGTGACGCAGGCGGTCGAGGCCATCGCGGACGCGGTCAGCGGGGGAGGGTTGGAGCGGCTCAAAGAGTTCGGTGTCACCTCGGTAAAGCTGCAGGCGGCTGGCTGGACAGGCTCGTACGTCGACGAGGAGGGCATCGCCACCCTAACCGCCGCGCTCGAGCAGATCATGGGCACTCAGTTCGCGGGCGGCATGGCGAAGCTCATGGACACGGCGACGGGCGCCCTGTCGAACTTCCAGGATGCGGTATTCAATGTGCGCGCAGCGTTGGGCGACGCGCTCCTGCCGGCGCTGAAGACCATCATGCCGATCATCACATCGTTCGCCTCACATCTCGCTGAGCGGCTACGCGAACTGGGGCCAGTCCTCACGGAATGGATCACCACGAAGCTGGGAGCGCTGATCGGGTGGGTCCAGTCTAGCGGGCCGCAGGTCCTGGCCTTGGCGCGCAGCCTCGGTGAGTGGCTGTGGAAAGCCGGCCAGGCTGGCTGGCAGGCGCTGACGTGGCTGGTCGACAAAGCGCGCGAGGTCGGCACGGTGTTCATGGAGACCGTGTGGCCGGCGATCGTAAACTTCGCGACGATGGTGCGGGAC